GGGAAGATTTTCCCTGAAAATGGCTCGGCTAGGCACTATACGGAATGAAAGAAATCGCTTTGGCTGAATTGGGTGAGATTGTCCGAGTTAGGGACGAATCGGCTTACCGAGGTGTGCCAGAACCGCGTATTCACACAAAACTCAACGATTTACCTTCTTATGGTGAAGAAATGATTAAATTTTGTGAATCGATTGGCTACAATTTAATGCCTTGGCAACAATGGCTGGCTCATCACTCGCTTAAATACAAATCTGATGGCCGATGGGCTCATCCAGTAGTCACCTTGCTATGCGCTCGGCAACAGGGTAAATCAACCTTTATGGCGCTTCAAATCCTATTTAGAATCTATGTTTTAAAGGAAAAGCTGCAAGTCCATACGGCTCATAAGCTAACTACTTCAGCGGAACTATTCTATAAAATCTATGGAATTATTGAACAGAATCCAAGGCTAGCTGCTGAATTTACTAAGAAACTGGAAAGCAAGGGATTTCAAGAGCTTCAATTTACTGAAGGTCGCCGATATATCGTCCGAGCCAATAACTCGGCTGGTAGAGGCATTGCAGCCCCTGAAACGATACACCTAGACGAAGCGCGAGAATATAAAGATGAGGATGTTTGGTCTGCCTTGCGATATACCCAAATGGCTAGCCCAAATCCTCAAATCTGGGTTTATTCAAATGCTGGGGATCAACACAGCATCGTTCTAAATAAACTTAGGGAAAGAGCGATGGCCGCCATATTCGGTAGCAATGATGATATTGGTTGGTTCGAATGGTCAGCTCCTCAAGGAATTAAATTTGATAACTCCCCAGCCTTCTGGCTCGGTGTCTGCCAAGCAAATCCGTCACTTGGTATAACAGTTCATCCAGATAATATCCGAGCCGTATTGTCAGACCCCGAAGATATTGTGCGCACAGAAGTCTTATGTCAATGGGTCGATACGATTAACCCAGTTATCAATCCGTCTCAGTGGGAGAGTTGCAAAGTTGAGGGACTTCGACTCAACCCTGAATCTGATACTTGGTTGGCTATTGATCTAAGCCCTAGTAGAAAAGAAGCGGCGCTAGTCGCTAGCCAAAGACTTGAGGGCGATAAGTTCCAAGTCATACTTCTTCAGACTTGGCATAACCCTGCCAATCTGGATGATAAAGCAATGGCTAATGATGTAGCAGAATGGGTGCGAAAGTATCCAGTTCAGCTGGTTGCCTATTCAGCCAGAACCGCATCAGCAGTAGCTGCGCGATTAGCTCCTGCTGGTATTAGGGTTGAGCCGATAGATGGCCTTGACTATGCACAAAGCTGCGATGAGTTATTGGGAGCTATCTCATCTCAGCGGTTGGCTCACTCGGGACAAGATGAGCTGACAAAGCAATGCCTATCCGCCGTCAAGCTACCCTTTGGAGACGGCGGCTGGGTAATGGGTCGCAAGGTAAGTAATACGACAATCTGCGGAGCAATTGCTTCAGCCTTAGCGACACACTACGCAACCAAGTCTGAAACTGGCGTAGATATCCAAATAGTGTAAGTCCGCTCGCATACAATGTAAGCAATGGGTGCTATAAGAGATTTTCTATTTCCACAGGTGCAATCAAGTAAGCTCGGAATCGTAACTGATGTCCAAGCTGCTATGACACCAGTCCAAATTGCTGATTCCGTTTATAATATACTTGGCGGTTCAACAAATACAACTCGCGCATTGGCTATGTCCGTTCCATCAGTAGCTCGCGCTAGAAATATTATCTGCTCAACAATTGGCTCATTGCCTTTAACAACATTTAATCGCTTAACTGGCGAATATGTAGATCCACATAGAGTTATCAATCAGCCAGACCCTAGAGTTGCAGGATTCGTAATTTACACTTGGCTTGCTGAAGATATTTGGCTATATGGTGCTGGTTATGGCCAAGTGCTAGAGATGTATGCAGCAACCGATGGCGGTCGAGTTAGAGCTTGGACTCGCGTCAGTCCAGAGCGCGTTACAGTCGATACAGATTATTTAAATATAACAATTACTGGATATAAAGTTGATGGCAAATCAGTTCCAATGCAAGGCGTAGGCTCATTGATTCGATTCGATGGCGGCGATGAAGGATTCTTGCACCGCGCTGGTAAAACAGTAGCTGCCGCAGTTTATCTTGAGAACGCAGCGCTTAATTATGCTAAAGAGCCAGCTCCAAGTATGGTCTTAAAATCAAATGGCACTAATTTGACTGCCGAAAGAATTTCATCATTGCTAACTGCTTGGAAATCCGCTCGTCAATCTCGCTCTACTGCATTTCTAAATGCTGATGTAGATTTAAAAGAATTTGGCTTTGATCCTAAATCAATGCAGCTTGCAGAAGGCCGTCAATATGTGGCTTTAGAATTAGCGAGGGCTTGTGGAATACCTGCCTACTTCTTGAGCGCCGAAACGACTTCGATGACTTATTCAAACGCTGTGTCCGAGCGGCGCTCATTAGTAGATTTCTCACTTCGCCCAATACTTAAAGCGATTGAGGAACGCTTATCGTTGCCGGACTTCACACCTAATCCAGTAATGACGCGCTTTGACCTTGATGATTTCTTACGCGGTAACGCGCTAGAAAGAGCGCAAGTCTATGAAATTTTAAACCGCATTGGCGCGATGAGCGTTGAGCAAATTCAGCGAGAAGAGGACCTAATACCAAATGAAGGTTAATATCCCAATGGTAGTAACGGCTGCCGATACTATTAAGCGCACCATAACTGGAACTATTGTGACTTGGAATGAGCAAGGCAATACTTCAGTTGGCCCAACAGTATTTGCTAAAGATTCAATTGAAATGAAGAATGTGAAGCTTCTGCTTGAACACGACAAAACTAGACCCATCGGAAAGCTTGCCGATTTTGAAATAACTGATACAGGCATAACAGCTCGCTTTGTTTTGGCAAAGACTTTTTCAGCAGATGATGCGTTGGAAGAGGCAGCAACTGGATTGCGCGATGGATTTAGCGTAGGCGCTCAAATTAATGAATGGACAAATGTTAAAGGCGTTATGCAGATTACTTCAGCAACTTTAGATGAGGTATCTCTAGTAACTGATCCTGCAATTGATTCTGCTCGCGTTAGCGAAGTAGCAGCTTCTGAGAATGAAGCAGCAAAAGAAGATTCTGATTTAGCAACCGCTGATTCAGAGAAACCAAACGAAGGAGACCAAGTGTCTGACACTACCGCTCCTGCTCCTGCCGTTGAAGAAGCGGTTGAAGCAGCTAAAGCAAATATGGTTGAGGCGTCTCGCCCAGCCTTTTACACAGCCCCTCGCCTTGAATTCACAAAGGCAAAATATCTTGAGAATAGCGTCCGCGCTAAACTCGGTGATGACGCTGCTCGTCAGTATGTTATGGCAGCAGATGACACCACTTCAAATAACGCTGGCTTGATTCCTACTCGTCAATTGACAGAGATTATCAACCCATTATCAAATGCTGATCGTTCAACAATTGATGCAATTTCAACTGGAGTTTTACCAGATGCTGGTATGAGCTTTGAGATTCCAAAGATTACAGCCGTCCCAACAGTAGAAGATGAAAACGAAGGCGATCCAATTGTTGAGACAGGAATGACCAACAACTTCCTAACAGTAAATGTTAATAAGTATGCAGGTGGCCAGACCTTCTCCGTTGAACTACTTGACCGAAGCAATCCAGTATTCTTTGATGAGCTAGTTCGTCAAATGGAGTTCGCTTACGCTCTTGCAACAGATAAGTTCGTTGCTAATTCTTTGCTTGGTAATGGACAGGCAGCTGCAACAGCTCAAGACAATGATGCAGAAGGACTTCTAGGATATGTAGCACAAGCATCAGCTGAGGTTTATAAGGACTCTCTAGGATTTGCTAGAAACCTTATTGTCACACCTGAGCAATGGGCAAATATTATGAGCTATAACGATGCTGGTCGTCCGATTTACACAGCATCACAGCCACAGAACGCTGGCGGTGTAGTTAGCCCACAAAGCCTACGCGGAAATGTTGCTGGCCTTGGACTTTATGTCTCTCGCGCACTTGGAACACTTACTGCTGCTCATCCATCTCTACCACTTGGCGATGGTTCAATGATCGTAGTAAATCCAGATTCTTACACTTGGTATGAATCAAGCAGATTCCGTCTCCAGACCAATGTAGCTCTAAATGGTCAGATTGAAGTTGCTTACTACGGATACGGCGCACTTGCAGTGAAGGTTGCTGATGGTGCTGTCTATTTCAACAAGAGCTGATAAATCATAAATAGTGACGGCCAGTCCGCTCCCGAGCTGGCCGCTCACCTAACTGCTTGAAAGGATGACGAGATGCCAACAATAGTTACGGCCACAGAGCTTAGGACGATTCTTGGCGTTTCGTCATCCCTGTATAACGATGCTTATCTCAATGACATATGTGATGCAGCTGAAAACTTAGTGCTTCCAATGTTAGTCAGTTATTCAGCCCCAATTGCTAAGGTCGAGCGCTCCGATGATGTAGTCGTATTTACTACACAGGGAGAGCACCCTTTTAGCGTAGGTCAGTCAGTAGTAATTACTGGCGTCAATAACACCTTCAACGGCACTCACACAATTACCGATATTGGCCCAGACTTTTACTTTGAGTTTCCTAATTTTACTAACCCAGCCAACTTTAATATTGGCAATTTAAACCTAGAATTCACAGTCGCATTAGTCGGCGCAGATGTAATTGAATTCAATGTAATCCCTGCTGGCAAAGCAACCCTTACTGGCGCTTCAACCTATGTTGCTAATCCCAATGTAGAGGCAGCAGTCCTAACCATTTCAGTAGAAATCTTCCAAGCCAAAACAGCCGCTGGTGGATCAATCGAAGGCGTAGATTTTGCAGTAACCCCTTACCGCTTATCTAAGAATTTACTTGCCAAGGTAACTGGCTTACTTGGGCCTTATCTTGATGTTGAAACTATGGTTGGCTAATGCCTATCTCAACAGATGTTCGGGAAGCAATCAAAACGGCTTTGGCTGCTTGCGCCGCTAATATTTATGACTCAGTTCCTGAAGCGCCTATTGTCCCAGCAATAGTTGTCGTTCCAGATGCGCCTTATATGGAACTGGAAATGATTGGCAAGGTAACTACTCGCGTCAAACTTAATTACACCATCACTGCTTGCGTTGCGTATTTCAGCAATGCCGCTTCTCTAGACAATTTGGAGAAACTTATTATGAGTATTCTTGGAGCGCTCAACGCTTCCAAGTATGAGTTATCGACAGTCGATAGGCCGTCAGTAACAACAGTAGGGACAACCAATTTATTGGTTGCAGACATACGCTTGAGCGTCCGCTACGAGCAAACCGCATAGGAGACCCAATGAGTACGACAATTATTACGGGGCGCGATGTGACCTTCACACTTGATACGAAGCCATATGACGCTCAAACAACTTCAGCCACACTTTCAGCTGAAACTATTATCGAGACCTATCAGACCCTTGATGGCCGCGCATATAAGTCAGTTGATAAGCAATGGACATTCACAATTGAACTTTTACAGGACTGGGGCGCTGCTGGTGCTCACGGCTCACTATTTGAGTCAATGTGGAATAACGCTGAGCAAAACCCTAACACCACAGTTCAAGTAGTATTTACTGCTGCAACTGGCGCTGTATTTACCTTTAATGTATTACCTATCTTCCCAACAGCTGGCGGAGCAGCACCAAGCGCTCTTACAGACACTTGGACTCTTACAGTAGTTGGAACACCTGCAGAGTCTTACACCTAATAGATCGGAGCATCGGGAGCTATGAAATTATCAATTACAATTGAATATAACTCTGGCGAATCAGCAACTTATATTGCTCAACCGCCAGAGTGGGCTAAGTGGGAAAAGGCAACTGGACACACTATTACCAAAGCTCAAGAAAATATAGGAATCTGGGACTTAATGTTCTTGGCCTATAACGCTCACAAGCGCGAGAGCGCGGGTAAGCCAGTCAAGAGCTTTGATGTATGGATGGAAACAGTTGCCGACATTAAGACAGGCAACGATGACCCAAAAGCCATCAGCCCGACAGCGTAAGGCGGCTATTAGTATTAGTTGCTCTTAAGACTGGTATCCCAGTTCAGTATTGGGATGATTGGGACGATGTAGCAACGGCAGTCGAGCTGATAAAGGAGAGGGATAACAATGGCTGAAGAAGTCTCAGCATTTGACCGGACAGAGCTTCGGCAAGTCTATAAAGCCTTCTCAGTTCTAGGTGATGAAGCCAAAGCCGAGGCTCGCCAAACTTCTAATAACCTTGCCACCTATCTTCAGAAGCAAATTGCTACCAAGGCTGGAACTAGAACGCAAGGCCAACAAGCAATCAACAGAATCGTCAGCGGATCTAAAGTATCTAAAACCAGCACCACTGGCGAAATAAAATATGGTTTTGCTAGTCAAAGATTTAGCGGTGGGGCTAATACTCAAATGCTTTGGGCTGGCTTTGAATTTGGTTCTAACAAATTTAAGCAATTTCCTGCATACTCTGGCAGACAAGGCCGCGGCTCTCGCGGATGGTTTATTTATCCAACCTTACGCCAAGAGCAGCGCAATATTGTGGCACAATGGACAGCAGCATTTAATAAAATACTAGATAAATGGGGCATCAATGGCATCTGATTCAAGAGCCTTAACGCTCAAGCTTTTAGCAGATACAGCAGACTTTCAAAAGAAGTTAGCAAATGGATCTAAAGATATTGATTCAATTGGCGAAAGAGCTGCTGAATTTGGTAAGAAGGCAGCTATTGCTTTTGCTGCTGCTGGCGCAGCTATTGGCGCATTTGCAATTAGTGCAGTTAAAGCCGCTGCTGAGGATGAGACAGCCCAACGGCGATTAGCCGAGACTATTACTGCAACCACTGGCGCTACTGCTAAACAGATTGAAGGCGTTGAGAAATACATAAAGCAAACTTCAATTGCTATAGGAGTCGCGGATGATGGTTTGCGCCCTGCCTTTACTCGCTTAGTCAGATCAACGCAAGATGTGGAAGAAGCGCAGAAGCTCCTAAATTTGGCACTAGATTTAAGTGCTGCGACTGGTAAGCCATTAGAAACAATATCTAACGCTTTGGGTAGAGCCTATGATGGCAACACTACCGCCCTTGGCAAGCTTGGCCTTGGTCTTGATGCAGATATTATAAAGAGCAAAGATTTTGATGCAATCTTCCAGCAGCTCACTGGGACATTTGGAAACTTTGCTGAGAATGAATCAGAAACTACAGCTAAGCAGTTAGAGCGCGTTCAGATTGCTCTTGATGAAGCTAAAGAATCTATTGGCGCTGCCTTGCTGCCAGTAGTTCAAGAACTTACAGCTTGGATTTTAGATAACTTCATTCCAGCACTAGAAGCATTTATAGCTGGCCTTACTGGTCAAGATAGCCTAGATGAAGCTTTAACTGATAGCCAGAAAACGGCTATTGAGTGGGGTAAAAAGGTTAGGGGATTTATAAACACAGTTATTGATCTTAAGGATGAGCTTATGATTGTTGCTGGGGTTATAGCAACAGTATTCGTAGTATCAAAAATAGCGGCTGGGGTTCAGGCAACTATTGCGTTAATTGGACTTTTAGTTACTGCTTATAACGGACTACGAAATAGTGCGGTAGCTGCTGCCATTGCTTCAAGATTTGCTTTGAATCCGTTGGCTGGTCTAGCAACTGGTGCAGCTGTAGTTGGCGCAATTATTGCTGCCACTAAGTTATTTGATAATCAAGCAAATGCAGCGGCAGGTACGGGAAGTAACACAGTTTCATCATCTAGCCTCCCATCAGGATTTACTGCTGGAACACCTATTATTAAAAGCGGCGGTGGCGGCGGTGGCGGCGGTGGCGGTGCTGGTGGTGGTGGCGGTTTTAACGGCAAAATAATTGCTCCAATTGTTACAGGCACAATGCCTAGCTTTCCATCTGGATTAAATCCAACTGGCACAGCAATTTCTTCTGGATTTGATGTTGCAGCTGCTAGACGCGGAGATGAACGCGGCAATGTGGTAATCAATGTTAATGCTCCATCAGTAATTGATGAAGAAGGATTTAGCCGAGCAATTCAACTTGCTTTGAATAACAGCAGCCGCAGACTTGGCGGCGGCGGTGATCAACTAATCTTATGACCGCTTGGAATCCAGTCTATCGAGTTAAAGTCAATGGCTCTACAGTCACCAGCGCTACACTTAGCGGACTTACTATTACCTCAGGTCGAGATGATATTTATCAGCAGCCACTTGCTAGCTATTGCAGTCTGACCTTAATTGAGACTGCTGAAGCATCCGTTCCCTTTGAGATTAATGATGCAGTAACTATTGAAGTCCAAGATTCAAGCGCTGCTTATGTCAATTTATTTGGCGGCTTCATAACCGATTTAGGCATTACAGTTCAAAATTCTGGCTCAACTGCCATTACTCAAAGAATACAGATAACGGCAGTAGGAGCTTTAGCGCGCCTTAGCCGCTCCGTCTATGTAGGTAACTTTGCTCATCAATTTGATGGAGACCGAATTCTTGAACTACTTAGCACAGTTTTATTTGACCAATGGAATGAAGTGCCAGCTGCCGAGACTTGGGCAGGTTATGACCCATTAGTTCAATGGCAGGATGCAGAAAATAGCGGACTAGGTGAAATAGATATTCCCGGAGATTATGAGCTCCACTCCGAAAGCAATTTAAATGACACAGTTTATAACCTAGCTTCTCGCTTTGCTACCAGCGGACTTGGTTATCTCTATGAGGATTCTCAAGGCCGAATTGGTTATGCTGATTCAACGCATAGAAGCCAATACCTATCAGCTAACGGCTATGTTGATTTGGATGGAAATGATGCAATTGGGCCAGCGTTATCTATTGTCAAGCGCGCTGGAGATGTCCGAAACTCAATAACAATTGCTTATGGCTCTCAAGGCAATCAAAGCGTCACAGATAGCAACCCAGACTCAATTAGCCTATATGGTGAGTTAGCAACGACTATCGACACAACCCTAAGGAATCAGAATGACGCTGAGAATCAAGCTGAGTTCTATTTAGAAATCCGCGCATATCCTCAATTTGCCCTTAGGCAGATAACCTTCCCAGTAGCTAGCCCAGAAATACCCGATGCAGAGCGCGATGATTTGCTAAATGTATTTATGGGAGAAGCTTTAAATATTACTAACTTGCCATCCAATATGGTCAATGGAGAATTCCAAGGATTCGTAGAAGGTTGGACTTGGACTGCTAGTTTAAACCGCCTAGACCTGACGATGAACCTATCGCCAGTTGCTTTTAGCCTACAGGCCTTTAGATGGAACTCAGTCCCAGTGACTGAGACTTGGAATACAATCAGCCCTACTTTGGACTGGCTTGACGCTACAATAGTAGCCTAAGGAGAATAAATGGCAACGACTACTAATTATGGCTGGGACACCCCTGACGATACTGATCTCGTTAAGGATGGCGCAGCTGCTATTAGAACTTTGGGAAGCTCAATCGATACAACGACAAAGAACCTTAACCCGCAGACTTCGACTGGAGCAATTGCTTATAGATCAGCAACTGCCAATGTAAATACTGCTTTAGCCATAGGAACTGCTGGTCAAATTTTACAAGTAAATTCTGGTGCAACTGCTCCTGAGTGGGCTACGCCCGCTGCAAGTGGTGGTATGACATTAATCCAAGAAACTTCCGCAAACGCCGATTCGAGCCTTACTTTTGGGTCAATTCCTTCTTCATACAAACAATTGATGTTGATTTGGTGTGGAATTTATGTAAGTGGTTCGGGAAATGTGTTTTCATTAAGAATAAATAATGATAGCGGTGGAAATTATTCAGTTTTTGATGCTGATTTTTATGATGCTCCATTGAATGCGGCTGCAAGCGCGGTTGTTGCTGGCAATAATTCTGCAACAGATGCAACTGATACTGCTACTTTTTCCAATGGGCCATTTGGCTACAACACTACAAGTTCCACCTTATACAACAAACAATCACAGGGAACTTTAATTATTGATAATTATGCCTCAACCTCAAAATTTAAATTTTACACAGTTGATTGGTCGCATTACATTGACGGAACAACAACGGGCGTTTCGTCTTTTGTAAAAGGTGTCTATAAATCAACATCTGCCATAACCTCTTTAGATATTTATAGAGCGGCAGGAGCTGGCACTTTTTCAAACAACACTAGCACTTCTATTAGATTGTATGGTATCTCCTAATGAAAAAAATTATTGACTGCACAACAGGCGATGTTACTGAGCGAGAATTTAACGCTGATGAATTATCACAACAAGAAATTGATCAAGCCGCATTCGAAGCAGCCGAGGCAATTCGTTTAGCCGAAGCTGAAGCAAGAGCGAAAGCCAAAGCAGCAGCATTGGCAAAACTTGCTGTTCTCGGTTTAAATGTTGAGGATTTACAGGCTTTAGGGCTTTAGCATAATCTTGAGGGATTGTGTCGAGCTAATCGTATAATCAATTGATATGGCCAGACTATGTGCAGCGGGTGTCCAGTTACGGGAGCAGATTGATGACGATTATCCTGATAGGGATCGTAAGTCTGATGGCTGGATTGCTGATGCTCGTCACCTCTCTAAAGGCACTTCTGACCATATACCAAGAGATGGAATCGTTAGAGCTATAGATATAGATTCTGACCTATCGGCACATAAAGAAGAAGCTTATGCGCTGGTTGAGAAGATTCGTAAGTTAGCAAAGAACGGCGATAAGCGCATTAAATACATTATCTTTGATGGCAAGATAATGAGTCCGATAATGGGCTGGAAGCGGCGTAAATATAATGGCGCTAATCCTCACCGGTCACATTTCCATATTTCATTTACAACTTTGGGAGACAAAGATGGCAGTTATTTCGAACTCGAAGGAGACACTAATGAGAGACCTAAAAAAAGCCGCCGAAAGCTGGGCGAAAGCGTTCCTAGCAGCAGCACTAGCGACCTATCTAGCGGTGGGATTCGACCCTGCTGCCATTGCAAATGCAGCTCTAGTATCAGTCTTGCCTAGCATTATCAACTGGCTCAACCCTAACTATGAGCGTTACGGCAAAGTCCGTTAATGCCTGCGACTGAGTTGGCGACCTTAGTAGCCTCAGTCCTAGGATCAATAGCCTTACTGATTGCTGGCCTTCGATACATAATCAAATTGGAGAATATTCCAATAGTGTCGCGCCTTGATAAAATGGAGTCTCAGCTAGAATTGGCGCTAGCGAAGGGAGTCAGAAATGGCAACGCGAAAGCGCGTAAGTAAAAAGCCAGTCAAGCGTCCAAAGAGACGAAGGACTACTAAGGAAACACCGCTAACAAAGCTTGATTTCTGGGCTATTGCAGCCAATGAAGTTTATAAGGCTTGTCGCAGAGCTGGTATGGATGAAGGAACTTCACTTGCTTTTGCTATGGATCGTAGCTGTTATCCTGATTGGATAGTGCCTGCCGATGACCCAATAAAGAAAATTGGTTGGGAAGATGGCGAGGAAGATAACTAATCTACTTTCGAGAGGTTGAGTTATTTGAGGCTCTCAAGTCGCTTTATCCAGACTTGACGCCCTTATCAGCGACCGACCGAGCAGATGGCATTACCAGCGATAGCTATATTGAGCTTAAATGCCGCAGGACTCATTACGATACTTTGATTATTGAGAAGAAGAAGTGGGACTATCTGGCAGATATAAGGGCTAGAACGGGCGCTAAGACCCTGTATGTCAATTCGACACCTCGAGGGGTCTATCAGTTTGACTTAGGGGCTGTAAGCGAGCCTGAGTGGGCTCTAAAGCGCCTTCCTATAACTACCGACTTTGCCAATAAAGCGACTAACGAAAGACTAGCTGGCTTCTTAGATATTCGCCACGCCGAGCTATTACTTGTCTAAATAGATTTAAGCAAATACATTTAGCCCGTAAATCCATTTAGGGATTACAGAACGGGAGCAAAATGATAAATAAAGTAGCTCTAATTCGATTTGATTCTCAAGCAGGGGCTTGGACTGATGAGACAAATTGGGTTAAGGGATCAATAATAAGACGATTCGCTAAAGAGCGGATGGGTAAGAAGCAGCTCAGAGGTCGTTTATCAAAGGCTGAAATCTCTGCATATTGGCTAGATAAATATGGGGTGAGTGCAGATGTTTCCTAATTTATCTGATACGCAAGTCTTTGCAATAACCATCGGCGTTCCATTCTTCGGCCTTTACTTATGGGCTCTTTGGAGTTCAGCCAAAGCTAAAGCCTTTAATGAAGGATATAAGAGAGGGAGAGCAAGTGTCCGATACACAGAAATCATTAAATGAATGGCTCGAAAGTGCTGGAAACACACTATTCGACAGGGGCATCGAGTATGGCGACCCGAGGCACAATCTATTACGCATTTTCAAAATCAGTAAAGCACTCGGTATTCAGCTCCGAGACCCAGCTGACTTGGCGCTTATTGCTATCGCGACCAAACTCTCAAGAATGGTGGAAAGTCCAGAGCGCGAAGATTCGTATCTCGATCTCATTGGATATGCCGCTATCTTGGGTAGATTACGATTTTCGACACCAGAAGATTGGGACGACATTGAGTCTGACTCGCAATCATAATAGCAATCAATACTGCGACTACTGCAAGTATCGCTGGGGACAAAATAAAAATGGCTGGGATTTAAGAGCTACAACACCAGCAGTTTGGAAAGTCCAAAGCGAGACACCGCTTCGAAAGGCTCAGGTTAGGTTCTATTGCCAGCCTTGCGCCGATGATGCACAGAACTGGCCAGATGGCACATTTTACTCATTGAAAGAACAGTTAGAAGATGCGATAAATCAATTCGCAGGGAGAGAGAAGTTAGATGTCGAATTACCTAGATGATTATGTAAGTGTCCAAGATAGATTAAAGGAGTTTATAAATGCTTATCCAGATTATAGAATCAAGACTCATATCTTGGCGGAGTCGCTTGTGGCTAATTGCGATGTCTATATCATTAAAACTGAGCTATATCGCACTGAAGCTGACACACACCCTTGGACTACAGGTTTATCCAGTGAGTCTAAATCCAAGCAGTATGCACTGGAGCTTGCGGAAACTGGAGCGTTGGGACGCGCACTTAACCTCGCTGGATACTTCGCTAAGACTAAACAAAGCCCAAAGAAGGCAATTGAAACGACTAAGCCAGCTCTTGCGGAATTCATAAAAGAACAGCGGCCTAATGATCCTGAGCCAATTGTCTGGGATGTAACTGCAATAGCAGACCAATTAGGTGCTGAAATAATTGATGAAATCCCATTATGTTCTGGTGGAGATGGGCCAATGGTCTTAAAGACTGGCACAAAGGAAGGCAAGGAATATAGGGGTTGGGTTTGTCCTACGCCTAAGTCCGGTCATCCTGCCAAATGGATGAGAGTTGGTTCAGATGGGCATTGGGTATTTCAAAAATGATTAAAGATGCACACCCTTTTCCTTGCAGTAATTGCAAGCTAGTTACTCCGCATACAGAGATGAAGCGGTATAACACTGAGGATGTCGCAGAAGCGCCTGAGGAAGTATGGTTGGTTGAGTGCCAGCGATGCTTCCTTCAGCGCATTATCTATCCATCAGATCGCGTAGCTAGCAAAGAAGATGACATTATTCGTTGCGAGCAATGCGGTGGATGGAAGATGAAATCGGGTAAGTGTCGAGTATGCCGATTAGCAGCTGGATTCGAGAAGCTAAGCGAGAAGTATTGGACAGGCAATAGCACTATGGAAAGGCCATACAATGCCAATTTATGAATATCGCTGCGATAAATGCGATAAATCAAGAGAATTAGTTGCATCAATAGTTCAGAAATATGAAGTAACCTGCGATAATTGCAATGTGCCTATGTGGCGCGTATGGCATCCAACGCCAGCAATATTCAAAGGAGAAGGATGGGCAGGGAAGAAGTAAGCAGACCCCATTCGATTAGATATATCCGTCAGCTGATGGAGTGGGGATTTGATAAGGAGTTTATAGCCAAGGATTGTGGTATCAATCTGGCATCACTTGAGACCAGATTAAGAAGGCAAGAAGAAAGGGAGCGCAATGGGAATCAAAGAACTGAGCCTAGAACTGGCAGCGGTAAGTCTGATAGCTGATGAGGCTAAGAAGGCCAAGGATAGGCTTAGAGCGGCCTTACAGACAGAGATGGACAAAATAGGGGCAGACAGAGTAAAGGCTGAATATGGTGATGATGTTATCGCCTATGTGACTACCAGTAAGCCTAAGTTTAAGTGGGTTATCAAGAATGAACGCGAATTCGTCAAATGGGTAAAAAGCAATATATCTAGCGAGATAGTTGAGACAGTAAGAGAATCATCTCGCGATGCGATACTAGATAAGTTCCACTATATCAATGGCGATGATGTTATTGATCCAAATGGTGAAAGAGTTGAATGGCTAGAAGGCACAATAGCTGAGCCTTATTTAGTGACTAAGTTCCATAGTGATGGCAGGGAAAGGCTGAAAGACGCCTTTGAATCAGGCCAGTTAGAGTTTAAGAAGATATGGGAGTTAGAGTGAAAGATGACATATACCCGATATGGAGAGATATAGATGATCATATGGATATGCCTGATGGGGTTGATTTCTAGTAAATACTAATAAAACTTGTCCATATAGTGAGATAAGGAGTAAGTCAATGCGTAAGATATTTGACAAAGGCATTACCATAACGCCAAAGCGCGGGCGCATAGCTGGCCCTTCAGCGAAGGTTAGGACAGCCTATTGCCTTTCGCTGATGCTACTGGCCTTACAGGCTATATCTATACAATCATCAAAAGCAGATATGAATCTAAAGCTTTATGCTTACAATAAAATGGATTGGTCAGAGTTTCAATGTTATAACTGGTTAATTTATAAAGAGAGTAGATGGAATCCAAAGGCTCGTAATGGATCACACTATGGCCTTGGTCAGATGCGTTCTACTTGGTATAGAGACCTTAGCCCTAGGCGTCAGATTGATGCACATATCAAATATGTAAAACACAGATACTCTGATGCTTGCAATGCACTTCATCACTTAGAGACTAAGGGCTGGCATTGAGCAGACGCTATAACTCCAGCTACTATCAAAAGACAAGGCTTCAAGTGCTTCAAAGAGATTACAATACCTGTCATTACTGCTCCCTTGAAGCCACTACAGTTGATCACCTAATACCTATCAGCAAGGGTGGCACTGATGAAGCTTCTAATATGGTGGCTTGCTGCACTCAATGCAATAGTTCTAAGCGCGATCGTATGACCCCTACCTTTTTTGAGCGCGCACTCAGACCCACGACCCCCATTGGGAAGATTTTCCCTGAAAATGGCTCGGCTAGGCACTATACGGAATGAAAGAAATCGCTTTGGCTGAATTGGGTGAGATTGTCCGAGTTAGGGACGAATCGGCTTACCGAGGTGTGCCAGAACCGCG